TATAGAGCAAGGATCTCTTGCAGCGTATAAAGAGGACGGTGTTAGTCAATATAAAATACTAGCAACATTAGACCAAAAGACATCTGAAATATGCCAAGATCAAGATGGTGAAATATATGATATTGACAAAGCGGTAACAGGTGATACTTATCCACCTTTTCACATGTTCTGCAGAACAACAACTATTCCTTATTATGATGACATGGAACATGAAACAAGGGTTGCCAGAGACGTAGAAGGTAAAAGCTATAAAGTACCTGCTAATATAAAATATCCCGAATGGAAAGAAAAATATTTGCATAATATAACATAAATGGTATAATAACCTCAAAAGGAGGCGGCTATATGCATAAGTTAATAACTAAAATAATAATAGTTACTCTCGTACTTATATTTCTGACAGCTTGTAGTGCACCGGAATCTAAATATAGCATATCCAATGATAGTGATTTGCTTATATTGGATAGTGAGTATGAAAAATTGTATGAGAAGGCTAAAAATGCATCTTTTGCTTGGGTTGATACAATAGAAGAAACCGAATATCTACCAGCAGAGGAATGTTCTCTAAAGGTTTTTGATGACAAGACAGCAGTATTTCTTCTAAAGACTATAGATAAACCTGAGGCAAATGATGATAGTGTAATGGTTACATTTGCCTATCTTAAAAACGAGAAGGATTGGCAAAGAGAAAATATCGTTTATAACAATACGGAATATGGAAATAATTAAATATGTTTTTATGTAGGAAGCACTCACAAAACATGAGTGCTTTTTTAATGCAAGAATGTTGATAAATCAATAGGTATAAACGTTCAAGACAACAAATAACTTTGCTTAAAGCGCAATCTATGACGTTGCTTTTTCGTTGATAAATCAATACTTTTTAAAATTTAATAGATTGGTGGTGAGTATCCCATAAATGTTAAAAATCATATCATAAAACATTAGAAGGTGGTGATCCTCTTATCTCCCTGAAGACTTGGGTTAAGGTCTTATTTTTATGTTTTAAAATTCGTCACTTTGGTATTACTGACGTTAACTGATAAGACAAATAACGTGGACTGAACCACGAAAAAATAATGTATTTGAAAGGATGAAGAAAATGAAAAAAGAAGAATTAATAGCGTTAGGATTGGATGAAGCTACAGCAATAAAAGTTGAAAAAGCTTCAATAGAAGAATTAAAAACATTCATACCAAAGGTTAGATTTGATGAAGTGAACGAAACTAAGAAGACATTAGAAACACAAATAACAGAACGAGACACTCAATTAACTGAACTTAATAAAAAAGTAAAAGGTAATGAGGAACTCGAAAAGACTATTGCAGACTTACAGACAGCTAACACAGCTACTAAAACAGAATATGAAAGTAAGTTAAAAGACATTACTATCAATTCTGCAATACAGTCTAAATTAACTGATACCAAATATGCAGATCTATTGACAGGCAAGTTTGATAGAACAAAACTATCAGTTGCAGCAGATGGTACAGTAGTTGGTATTGACGAACAACTAAAAACAATCAAAGAAACATACAAGGATTTATTCGTTCCAGTTGTAACGGGTAAAGATCCAAATAATAAAGGTGGCAGCCATAAAGGTGGGGTAGTGACAAAAGAACAATTTGCAACTATGGGCTACAAAGAGAGAGTTGACCTTTATAACACAGACAAGGAGTTATATGATTCTTTGTCAACCCAATAAAAAAAAGAAGGAAGGTAAAATAATATGGCATTAGGACAAACAATTTTAAGTGGATTAATTAACCCACAAGTAATGGCACAAATGATTAGCGCAGGATTACCAGCAATGCTGAAATTCGCACCTTTAGCAAAAGTAGATAACACATTAGTTGGTCAGGCGGGTAATACAATTACAGTTCCGAAATTCGCGTACATTGGAGATGCGGAAGATGTAGCAGAAGGAATAGCAATGGGAACTACCGTATTAACAGCAAGCTCAACAACTGCAACTGTTAAAAAGGCAGGAAAAGCGGTTGAGATTACTGATGAATCTGCATTAAGTGGATATGGTGATCCAGTAGGTGAGGCAACAAAACAATTAAAGATGTCTATTGCGTCCAAAGTTGATGTAGATTGTATTACTGCATTAAAAGGTGCAACATTAACCTACGATGGTATTGCGGGAAAAATTGCATACGCAGGTATTGTAAATGCAGTTGATAAATTTGTTGAAGAAGATTATGAGCAGAAATATTTATATGTTCATCCTGCACAAATTACAACTTTAAGACTTGACGCAGATTTTAAAGACATTAATCAATATCCTTTACAAACAGTAATGACAGGTGTTATTGGTGCGATTGCCGGATGTCAGGTTATTCCATCTAAGAGAATTAGTCTAAATGCAGGGTTAACTGGTTATGAAGATTTAATTGTCAAAGCTGGCGCATTAACAATCTACATGAAGAAAGATGTTGATGTTGAAAGTGATAGAGATATCCTTGCAAAGACAACAGTTATTTCAGCAGATGAGCATTATGTAGCTGTATTATCTGACGCATCCAAAGCAATAAAAGCAACCTTCTTAAAATAGTTAGGGGTGATTAAATGTTATTAAGAAGACATGCAAAAAAAGAAACAGAAATGGAAGACTTGGTTGATTTAAAAGTTGCAGAACTTAAAGCATTAGCAAAAGAAAAAGGAATTGAAGGCTTTGACAATATGAAAAAAACAGAATTGATTGAGGCTTTAGAAAAAGAAACTAAGGGTGCTGAATAAATCAGCCCCTTTTTTAAAGGAGTTGATACGGTGCTTAAAACCGAATTAGTTGCATTAGTTAAAGAAAATCTAAATATATCAGATACAACTAAAGATCTGATCATAGGGGATGTTATCCAGGAGGCATTGAATTATTGTAATTTAGCTGAATTACATGTTGAAATAGAACCTTACATCAGGAAAAAGGTAAAATCTATAGTTAACTATGAAACAGAAAATGGAACAGCCTCATCATTTGACATTAAGACAATAAAAGAGGGTGACACATCTATTACATACAACGTTGATGAAAGCACATCTAAAGATACAGTGTATGGCTTGTCAGATAAAGATAAGAAATCATTACAAGTATTCAGGAGGACAAGAAAATGAGTCCTCTTGAACGCTTATGGAAAGATAGAATGGATATTTACCGATGGGAAGATACAATTGTTAATGGTGTGACAAAGAGTACTGAACAAAGCATTGATACTAATATCAAATGTCAATACAGCAAGGGTTCATTAACCGATACGGGAACAGGCGGTGTACCAACGCTCATTAATTCATACATCCTATTTTGTAGTGTAGAAACGAATATAAAAGAGGGTGACAAGGTTATTGTTACACAGCGTAATGGTAAACAAGTTACGTTATCCGTTGGTGAAGTCTTTTCATACTCAGGCCATATGGAGTTTAGTGTGAAACGAGATGATACAGCGTGAACAATAATCAAAAGTATAATCAAGCTGCTATTAAGAAGTTTAGAAAAGAACTTGAAGCTATGTTTGGAGACATAAAAGATATTGATATTAAATGCTTAAATAAGGCAGTTAATGAAGGTGTAGCAGAGGCCAAAAGTAATACTAACGTAGTAAGTGGATTTATGAAGAAGAATTGGAAAACTACACCGGCCATTAAAACATCAAATGGTGTAACTAAAAAATTATATAACAGCATGGATTATAGTTCCTACGTTAATTATGGCCACAGGTTAGTTAATAAATCAGGTGAAACCGTTGGATGGGTAAATGGTCAATACATGTTAGAAAAAGCTATCAACAAAATTGATAAAGCTTTAATAAGAGAATTTAAAAAAGAAGTAGAGAAGGTGAATAGAAAACATGATAAATAGTGTAAAACAAGCAATAGTCGATAAGCTAGTAGAGCTATACTCAGGTTATACGATTTATGATGAAGATGTCCCTCAAAACTTCAAGAAAAAATCATTTCTTATAACTATGATAGAGCAAGATTATAATAAAAGACTCAACACAAAGTATAAAAGCTTGATGTCATTTGATATTGCTTATTTTAGTGATAAAAAGGTTACTGAAATTAAAGCAGATTGTGTTCTTGTACAATTAAATCTATTAAGGTCATTTGACTTGATAAGTGGTTATAGGATATTGAATAAGCAAGCAACAACAACTGATAATGTATTACATTTTACATTTGATGTTAAATATTCAGAAATAAAAGAAGAAATAGCAACAATAATGCAAACAGAAACAACAAATACTAATATATAAAGGAGCGATAATATGGGTGGATCATGGATTAGTCAGAATAAAATTCTTCCCGGTGCTTATCTTAATTTCCTTACTAATAAACCACTATCAATCACATTAGGTGATAGAGGTACAGTAGTATTGTTACAGGAAATGAGTGTAGGTGTAGTAGGGGAAATGTATAAAATTACGGCCACTGATACAAGCAAATATCCAGTTGGTATAACATCAGCTGATAAAATGCTTGTAAATGAAGTTTTAAAGAATGCAAAAACAGTAATTGTTTATAATCTTGGCACTACAGCACATGCTGAGGCGGCAATTACAACAGCACTTGCAGCTTTAAAGACTGTAGATTTTAATGTACTTTGCTATCCTTACAGTGCTACAACTTATGCAACAAGTCAACTTGCAATTGCAACATGGGTACACGCCATGAGAGAAGATGAAGGTGTAAAGGTTCAAGCTGTACTTGCTAACTATGTAGGAGACAGTGAATCAATTATAGACGTTGTACAAGGTGTGAAACTATCAGATTCTACGTTATTAACAGTAGAACAAACTACTGCTTGGGTAGCAGGTGCGACAGCAGGAGCAAACATCAATCAAAGTAATACAGGTAAAAAATATGTAGGTGCAATAAATGTTGTACCACGTATGACTAAAACAGAAATGGAAGCTGCAATCACTGCCGGGAAGTTTATATTTAAAGCAGATTCAGCACAAAACGTAACAGCAGTTTATGATATAAATTCATTGACTACAGTTACCGTTGCTAAGGGTAAACAGTTCACAAAGAACAGAGTTATCAGAACAATAGATGGTATCAACAATGACATTGCTTCCATCTTTGAAGCTAATTACATTGGTAAGGTAAACAATAATGCTGACGGAAGAGCTATTTTAAGGGCATCTTTAATTGAGTACTTTAATGAGTTACAACGATTAGCAGCTATTCAGAATTTCACAATTGAGGATGTAACAGTTAACCCTGGCGTTGATAGCGACGCAGTGGATATTACTTGCAATATCCAACCAGTAGACAGTGTAGAGAAAATCTATATTACTGTTAATTTGGCTTAAGGAGGATTAGAATATGGCAGATAACTATACAAGATTAGATGATACTGTATCCTCTCACGAGGGTAAGGCATATGGTACTTTTGATGGTGTTAATAGAGAATTGTTTGAAGTTTCATCATTAAAAGCACAGTTGGATATGATTATTCAATCCAAAAGAATGTTAGGTAATAGAATGACACAGCATAAAGTTGTTGGTGCAGAGGGCACAGGCTCTTTGACAATGTATTTTATGAATAGTCAAGTGCTTAAGCAAGCGCTAAAATATTTAAAAGACGGTCAATATAAAGGAATAAAGCTTCAATGTTATAATGAAGATGCACAGTCAACGGTCGGTAGACAAGAAGTAGTAATGCTTAACGTAATACTAAAAACTATACCAGTGGCTGCTTTGGATGATGGTTCCGAAGATCCAATTACTTTTGATAGTGACTTTACTTATGATTCTGTTGAAAATCTTGAATCTTTCACATTACCTGAGAATTACAGATAACGGGGGGCATAAAGCTCCCTTTTTTAATACTAAGAAAAGAGGGAAAATAAATGAGTTCATTAAATGCATTTTTACATCCGGTACAAGTAGAAAATAAAGAAATTATAATATCAAATAGATTTATGGAAAATGGTAAAGCGGTTCCGTTTGTTATAAAGACTTTAACACAAGAGGAAAATAAAACGCTTATTAAAAAGTTTACAAAGAAAGATAAAAAAGGCAATGAAACGTTTGACAGAGTGGAATATGTATCAGCACTTACAGCAAATGCTGTAATATTTCCTGATCTAGCAAATGCGGAATTACAAAAGGTTTATGGAGTCTTAGGAGAATCTGCATTATTACAAAAAATGCTTTATGTGGGCGAATATGCTGAGCTTGCTCAAGAAGTTCAAGAACTAAGCGGATTAGATAAAGATATCAATGAGGATATTGAAGAAGTAAAAAACGCATAAAGCAAGGTGATGCTGAATTTAATCTAGCTCACTTTGCACTTCAAAAACTTCACATACTACCTTCAACATTAGCAAATATGGATGATAAAGAAAAGTCTTTTATTTATGCGAGTATACAAATAAGAACTGAAAATGAGAAGAAAGCAAATAACAAACTCCAATCGAAAGGAGGTAAATAATAATGGCAACTTTAAATGCAATGTTTAAATTGTTTGATGGCTATTCTACCACAGTTGACAAAATTAACAGAAAAACAGACGAAGCAACAAATAAGATTTTAAAAGCAAGTGGTTCAACGGATAGTTTTAATAAAAAGCTTGAAGCTACTGGTGCAAGTGCTAATACTGCAAGTGGTGGCTTGGGGAAATTTATAAGTGCTGCCGTTTTAATAGCTGGAGCTTTAAAGGGTATGAGTATTGCGGATGAATTTACTAACACAAGTGCAAGACTATCAATTATTAATGATGGATTGCAGACTCAGGCAGAACTACAAGAAAAAATATTTGATGCTGCATACCGTTCAAAAGGTGCTTATTCGGATATGGCAAGTGCTATATCTAAAATGGGTATTTTAGCAGGCGACCAATTTAAAAGTAATGATGAACTTATAGCATTTACTGAACTTTTGCAAAAATCATTTAAAGTCGGCGGTGCAAGTACAAGTGAACAATCATCAGCAATGTTGCAGTTAAGTCAGGCTATGGCGGCTGGAAAACTACAAGGTGATGAGTTTAGAAGTATCATGGAAAATGCTCCAATGTTAGCTCAGGCGATTGCAACCTATACAGGTAAATCAAAGGGGGACTTAAAACAAATGTCTTCTGATGGTACCATTACAGGGGATATTATAAAAAACGCTTTGTTTATGGCTGGTGATGATATCAATAACAAATTTGCAACTATGCCTATGACTTTCGCTGATATATGGAATAGAATAAAAAACGGTGGGCTTGAAGCTCTTAAACCTGTCATGGATTCAATAAATAGACTTATTAATACAGATGGTTTTCAATCATTTGTATCTATTGTGATCAGTGGTATTAATGGTGTAGCGAGTGGATTAACATGGCTTATTAATATGGTTACAGCATTCTGGGGCATCATAGGGCCTATATTAGGGGCGATTGGTGGTTATCTCTTAGCTGGTATTATAACTAAACTATGGTTAATGATTGCACCTTTGGTGACACAAGCAGGTCTTTGGGCTCTGATAACAAGTCCTATATTTTTAGTAGTATTAGCAATAGGATTAGTTGTTGCTGCTTTAAATTACATGGGTGTTTCTACAGAAACAATATTAGGTGTTGTCATGGGTACATTCTGGGGAGTTTGCTCTTTTATTTTTAATATAATCGCAACTTTAGTAAATCTGTTTATATCATTTTCAGACTTTATAGGCAACCTATTTATTGATCCAATTGCAGCAATTAAGGGTTTGTTTTATGATATGGCAATTACAATATTAGGTTATATAAGTAGTTTAGCGAGTTCTTTAAAAGAGTTAGTTAATCTAATACCTGGAATTAAAATGAATACAGCAAGTGGATTCGAAGGTGTTTTAGATAAATTAAAACAAGATAGAAATAATCTTTCAATAGAAAGCGGAATTAAAAATTCTACAAAATGGCAAACCAATACAGCTGGGGATATGTTTAATACAGGATATAATACGGGTTCTAATTTATCTTTCGGTGGAGGTTTTAATTCCGGAAGTAATAAAGGGTTCGATATTGGTTCACTAGGACCTATAGCTGTTGAGGGTACAGGTAAAAACAAAGCTGTTGATGTTAGCATGGAAGACAGTGATTTACAGTATATTAGAGATATGGCAGAAAGAGATTATATTAATAAATTTAGTACTGCTACTTTAGCACCTAACATAAACGTAAGTTTTGGTGATATACACGAAACAGCAGATGCTAATAAAGTAAAAGGAATACTTGAAAAACTGCTTAGTGAAGAAATAGCAGTAGTAGCGGAGGGTTAATATGGCATATGTGATATATTTTGATTCAGACAATGTACAATATAGATTACCTGTTAACCCCGATGAAGTGAGCATTGAACACGGACAGGAAGCAAAAGAGTATGATATTTTAAAACTAGGTAAGGTTAGTGTACCAGGCAACGAAGAATTAACTAAATATTCTTTTGATTTTGAGTTGCCAAGCAAGCCATATAGTTATGTATTAACACAGAATGGCTTTAGTCCACCTGAAACATATTTAGATATATTTAAAAAACATAGTAAAACCAAGAAACCTATAAGGTTTGTGGCAAATAACGGATTGACATCTATATCGGTATTGGTAACTATAATAAGTCTAAAGCAAGTAGAAAAAGCAGGGGAAGAGGGCGATTATTATTGCTCAATATCTCTAAAAGAATACAAACCTTACAGTATTAAAACTGCTGTAACTACAACTAATACGGCTGTAGTTAATAATGTGTTAGCAAGGGCATCAGTTCCACCTGTACCAGCTAGTAATATACATGTGGTACAAACAGGTGATACATTGTGGGCGCTTGCTAAAAAGTACTTAGGTAATGGTAACAGATATACTGAAATAGCTTCTTTAAATAATATTAAAAATGCAAGTTTAATAAGTGTTGGCCAGAAAATAACTATTCCGAAGGGGTGATATAGTGGAGTTTATAGTACAAAATAAAGATGACAATAAAATATATGACTTCTCGGATATAGTATCAAAGCTTGAATTTACAACAGAGTTAAATAACGGCGCTGGAAAGCTTAGTTTTGAATATTTAAAACAAGGCATTATGCTTGCACCAGGCTCAATTGTTAGGTTTAAAGATGATGTATCAAATATATTTTATGGTTATATATTTCCTTCTAAAAATTCAGATGGCGATACACTTAATGCTATAGCTTATGATCAACTCAGATACTTCAAATACAAAGATAGCATAATGGTTGATAACTATAGCGTATCAAAACTCATTACTAATATTTGCAATAAGCAAAAATTAAAGTATGGCGATATAGAAGAAACAGGATATAACCTTGGTGATGTTTTATACAAAGGTAAAACCTATCTTGATATGGCATACAGTGCTATAAGTGATACGCTTGTGGCCGCGAAAAAGAAATATATACTGTATGATGACTTTGGAAGTATAAGTTTAAAAGAGGCTAATAATTTAAGACTGCCTCTTATTATAGGTGACGAAAGTCTTGCGTATGGATATGATTATGAAAGGTCCATTGATGGTGAAACCTATAATAAGGTTAAGATTGCTAAAAAGAGTGTTGACAGTAGTGACAATCCTTATCTTGACCAGACTGTTGTAGCAGAAGACCTAAACAATCAAACCAAATGGGGAATACTCCAGTATTATGAAGAGGTTGACGCAGATACTCCTGAAGCTGTAAGAAAGCAAAGAGCTGCTGATCTGTTAAAACTCTATAACGCCGAAGAGAAGAAACTTAGCCTAAAATGTTTAGGTGATTCAAGGGTGAAAGCTGGCACCTCAATTAGGGTAATTTTATCTAATTTGATGATAGATAGATATTTTATTGTTAGAAGGGCAGTTCATTCTTATGACGGTGTCCACACAATGGATTTGGAGTTGATATTATGATGACTGATTATATAAAGCAAATCGTGGGGAATTATTTAAATAATAAAGAACTTGCTGATTTAGAAATAGGTGTTGTAACAAGTAAAAGTCCATTATTGATAAAAATACCTAATTTAATAGAGCCTATAGGTAATAGTTTTTTAATAGTACCGGTTAGGTTAAATGGAAGTTTTGAATTAAAAGATAAAGTTGCAATGTTAAAATCAATGGGTGGGCAGAAGTATTATATTTTGGATAAGGTGGTGTAAAATGATACCTGAAGGAATTATAAATGATAATACAATCCAAATAACCCCTACCAAAACCTTTAAAATCGATTTTGACAAGGGTAAAGAAGTAGGTATGACAGATGGTATTGAAGCGGTGAAACAAGCTATATATTTGATATTAAACACTGAAAGGTATCAATATCTAATATTTAGTTTTAATTACGGAGTTGAATTTGATAGTCTTGCAGGTAAAGAAAGAGAATACGTTGAAGCAGAACTTAAAAGACGTATTGAAGAAGCTTTATTACAAGATGATAGAATAGAAAGTATTGAAAATTTAAAAATATCTGATGGAATAGAGAATGAAAGTATTGCAGTGAAATTTAATGTTATAACAAATTCTGGGGTGCTTGAAATAGAAAAGGCGGTGAGTATGTGACGTTTGAACAAATATTAGAAAGAATGTTGAATGTAGTTCCTGACACTTTGGATAAAAGAGAGGGTAGTGTAATATATCTTGCCCTTGCTCCAGCTGCCGCAGAGCTTGCTCAAATGTATATAAAAGTAAATGACACAATGAATAGGACTTTTGCAGATACATCCACCGGTGATGATTTAACCCAAAGAGCAGCTGAACGAGGAATAAACAGAATAAAAGCTTCTGCCGCTACAAGACTTGGTGTATTTAATATGACTGTACCAATAGGAAGTAGATTTGCAATTGAAGATGTAACTTACATAGTTACAGAGAATTTAGCAGATTTTAAAAGCAAATTACTATGTGAACAAGTAGGAGCTATAGGAAATATCCATACAGGAACACTTGAACAAATAACAACTATTACGGGTTTAACTTCCGCAACTCTAACAGATATATTGATACCAGGTGAAGATGTGGAGACAGACGAAGATTTGAGAAAAAGATATTTTGATAACCTTGAAAGTTCTGCTTTTGGTGGAAATATATCTGATTATAAAGAAAAAACAAAAGCGCTTGATGGGATAGGTGGCGTTAAAGTTTATCCAGCTTGGAATGGTGGCGGTACTGTTAAATTAATAATATTAGATAGTACTTATAACAAACCATCCTTAATACTAGTTACAGCTATTCAAACAGCTATTGATCCGGTGATAAATGCCGGTATAGGTTTAGGTATTGCACCAATAGGACATGTTGTCACAGTTAATGCTGTATCTGAATTAACTGTAAATGTAACCTTTACATTAACATTGGCTTCTGGTTACACTTGGGTAGATGTAGAAACTTATATAAAAGATGCCATAAAGGCTTATTTTTTAGATCTCAAAAAAACATGGGAAACAGAAAATGCGCTTGTTGTAAGAATAAGTCAACTAGAAAGCGCAATTTTAAGAGTAACCGGTATTGTAGATGTTACAGGAACTAAACTAAATGGCGGTTTAATTAATCTTATACTTACAGATGTCCAAATTCCTACTTTGGGGGCGGTGACGAATATATGAGTTTGAAAGATTATTGGATTGAGGAAATACAAAATGCTCAGGAATTTAAATCTATGGCCGATTCAGAAGATCCTGAATTTTTAAATCTGCAATCAGAAATAATTGATCTAATTGATGATCAGTTTATTAATACAGCTACAGAAACAGGTATAGCCAGACGAGAAAAAATATTAAATATACAACCTTTTAATAACGATACTTTGGATAGTAGACGTTTTAGAGTAGGAGTTAAGTGGGACAATCAGCTACCATATACGTATAGACAGTTAGAGGATAAACTTGCTGATTTAGTAGGCTCAAATGGCTACACAATAGTATTAAATAACGCAGCATATACATTGACGGCAAGAATAAGTCTTGGTGTTAAAAGAATGCGTAATGACGCAGATATAATGATTAGAAACATGGCTCCAGCAAACTTAGTTATATCTGTAGATTTGCTTTACAATAGACATATTGACTTAGCAAATTTTACTCATGCACATCTACACACATATACACACAGAGAACTTAGAGAGGAAGTGATTAGTTAATGGCCACTCAAACAACAAACTATGGTTTTACAAAAGATGATATTAACGAACCTTATGATGTACTTAAGGTGAATTTAAATTTAGATGCAATTGACTCAAAGATAAAAGAAAAAGAAACACAGATAGGGGATAAAGCAAATTTAGTAACAGTTACTAAGACAAATTTAGTTGCTGCTATAAATGAAGTTAAGGAACAAACTAACAATTTAGGTGCTTATGCAAAAGCAAGTGGAACAAACACGTACACAGCAACAATAACTGGATATACGTTAGCGGAAGGTCAAACAGTTAGAATTAAGTTCACAAACGCAAATACTGATGCAAGCACATTGAACATTAATAGCTTAGGTGCAAAAAGCATTGTTAAAGGCAATGGCTCGGCATTATCAAGTGGAAATATTAAAGCAGGTCAAATATGTAATCTTGTATATGGTGGTTCAAATTTTCAGTTATTGGGTGAGGGAGGTGAGTATGGAACGGCAATATCATCAGATGTGTTGTTAGGGAAAACAATAGGAACAGATAATGGACTGGTTGAAGGAACAATACCAAGTAAAGGTGCACAGACCTATACTCCTAGTACGGTTAATCAGACAATAGCAGCTGGACAGCATTTATCAGGTATTCAAACTATATTAGGAGATTCAGACCTAGTATCTGCAAATATAAAAGCAGGTGCTAATATATTTAATGTTCAAGGAAAATCAAGTGTAGTTGATACTGAAGATGCTACAATTCCTAATAGTAACTATCTGTATAGTGGGGTGTCTGTATATAAAAATGGTGCTAAAATTATTGGTACTATGGCAGTTAGTGGTAACCAATCAGCTATATTGACTACACAAGGTGCTTCAAAGGTTATCCCTCTTGGGTATACAGATGGTGGTACTATTACAGCAAGTTTTGCAAATTTAAGTGCAGAAAATGTAAAGAGTGGTGTGAATGTTGGGGGTGTTGTTGGAGCATTAATAACTAAAGATGCGTATTTTGGTACTTTATTAGCAGGGGTTGCTAATCGAAAACTTATAGATGCAGTTAAATATCAAACAACTGTTATTACCGGATTACCTTTTAGGCCTACATTTATATTATTAACTCAAATTATGAGTGGAGCAACTTATGGTGTAGCTTGTTATAATAATGGCACTAAGAACCTTCATAGCATAATAGCATTAAAAATGTATAATAACTCAACAACAGCAATCGCCGCACTAGATTTCTTATCAACCGAACCTACAAATGACGGGTTTTTAATTAATTTTAATAGCGGAACGGCTGGATATGATTATTGGTATCCTGATAAAGATTTGTTTTGGATTGCATTACCATAATAGGAGGAGAAAATAATATGAACAAAGTAATAAATGTAGAAAATTCAATTAGCAATGTAGTAAGAGTTTTATCAATAGCAGATGAAAGTGTAATAGAAAACAATCCAACAGGTTTAAATTATATTTTAATAAATGATTTTATAGAACCACCAAAATTGGATAACCAGCTATCAATAAATTATCCAATGTACAATAAAGCCAATCAAAAATTTAAGTGGGTACAAGTTCAGTATCAAAACACAGCAACAGAAGAAATATTTCAAATTGAAAATTTAAAAGCAGAGAATTATCAATTAAGAAACGAGTTAAATTTAGCAAACGATAATATTGATATGTTAATAGAATTACAAGCAGATATTTTAGGAGGTGCTATATAATTGACAGCAATACAAAAGAAAATTATAACAGCAGGGATTAAAATTAAAGTAGTAAGAGGTGAAGACCTTGAAACTATTTTAGAAACCTATGTAAATTTGACTGATGTGGAAAAACAAGAAATAAGAGAAGCTTTAGAATAAGGAACAAAAGAATAATTTGGTTGACTAAGAGCTTATTAATTAGGCTCTTTTTTATTATAAAAAATCAGAGAGGTGTTGGATGAATGAATATTTAAAAAGTGCATTTGAAAGTGTGCAGCCATTTTGCGCGTTATTGGTTAGTATAATTACTTTTATAATGTTTCCTGAGGGTACATATTTGACGGCATTTTGTGCAGTTCTTGGAGTAATGTTGTTAGATATACTAACTAAGTATTACGCAATAGGGTGCGATCATGGTGGTATATGGAAAAGCATTAAAGGAA